GAGAAGCTGCTGATGAAGAACGACCCCGAAGATGGCGTACAGGGAGGGGCGACGCTTTGGAAACTGACACAGGCTATCACGGCACACGCCCGCGAATTATCGCCCGAAAGAAGCCGCGAATTACACGAAATTTCGGGCGCACTGATGAACCGCGTTAAGTTGCCCGCATAAGTATAACCACGCCCCCCCCCCC